CGCCCTCCATTTTCTAAACGCTCCTCCATCGCCATACGCGGCTACACAGCCGCACCATGACCATCGCGCGCGCAGTAATGCTCTGGCGAGATATGTCATGGCGTGCTCGCTAAAGGGCACTGACACCTCACCACGATCATCACCGCACCATCACCATCACCGTTGCGATGCAGGCTGACAGTCGCGCGGTGTGAAGCCATGCACCTCACCGCACCGACCGCCGCGGGGCCGCGCCGCCGCCGCGGCGGGTGTGCGCTGCAACAGGAGGAGAAAGAAAGTTCGGAAACGGGGGGCCCCCCACGGCCCACAAGGCGCGGGGGGTCGCGGCGGGCCGGATTTCAAACATATTTGAGGAAAATAAAATCGCATGTCGTGTCGGAATCCGGGTTTGGTAAGGTGTGCTGCATGAAGGCTGCATTCGACGCGCGGGAAACCTTGAAAACACGCACCATTTGCGAGGTGCCGTGGTGCGAAAGAAGCCAAGCGGTGCGCGGTGATGAGACGCCCGGTCGGCACTGGCTCTGCTCGGATCATTGGCGGCTGGTGCCTCGTCTGGCGAAACTGGTATTTCGACGCAGGTTGAAGCGCCACAAGATCAACCCGGATGACGGCATGACACATAGGCTCATGTGGGACGCGTGGTGGCGATGCGTCTCCTTCGCCATCGAGCGGGCGTTCGGCATTCGCTAACAGCAAAAAGGCAGGTTGAAGGCGGCTACTGTCTCCCGCTTTGTTGCAGGGTGCAACAAACTCTGGCACCTCGGATGCGCGATTGATTCCAGGCGTGCATGACACCGGAGCGGTTCGGCGAGGCGATGGCTGTGGTCTGCGGCACCGGCCGCGGCGCTCAGTCGCGCTGGGCCGGCGCCCTGGGTAAGCACCGCTCGATGGTGACGCGCTATCTCGATGGCGGCACGCCCATTCCCGAATCGGTTGAACTGCTCGCGCTCGCCCTCGAACGCCAGGCGAAAGGCAGGGTCGCATGACCAAGCCCAAGCCGAAGGACGGGAATGAAATCACGGTCGAGGTCGCCGCCGGACTTCTCATGCTCACCACGCGCCAGGTGCAGCGCCTCGCAAAGGATGGCTGGATCCCAAAGCCCTACACGGTGGTGGGCGTGGTGCAGGGCTACATTCTCTCGCGTGATGACAGCGACAAGCGCAAGACCGCGAGCGCCGAGAAGGTGAAGGGTGCGGAGATTAAGAACCGCCGGGAGGAATTGGCCTTCGCGATCTTGGAGGGAAACTACGTCGAGACCGATATGGCGTTGGAAGTTCTGGACACGGTGCTCGGCTACGTTCGCACGGCGATGGAATCGGTGCCGGCTATGGCGACCCGTGATATGCCGACCCGACACAAGATCGAAGACTTGATTCGCAATGGTCTCACCAGCGCCGCTAACAAGGCCGACGAAGCGGCAGGCGCTCTTACTGAGAGCCGGGACCATATTGCGACCCTCGAAACGAATGTTGCCCGCCGAGTGGGGGCGCAACAACAGAATCTACCCGCCCAGCGCGGGCGTCCCCGGTCCAAGAAATCCTGACCTCACACCGTATGCCATCGCGCCCACCAACGCGGTCGCGTCGGGGCTCTATCGTCGGGTGGTGGTGGTGTTCGCGGCGCAGTCCGGCAAGACGGACGGCGTGCTCGACATCATCGGTTGGCGGCTCGACCAGAAGCCATGCGCGATCATCTATGTCGGGCCGAACAAACAATTCCTGACCGAGCAATTCGAGCCGCGCGTGATGGGGCTTCTCGATGAGGCCGATTGTCTGTCCGCGAAAGTGCAGCGCGGGAAACGGATGACGAAAACCCGTAAGATGATCGGCGGTGTGTCGCTTCGTCTGGCACATGCCGGATCCACGACGGCGCTTAAAGCCGATCCCTGCGGGCTGGCGATTCTCGATGAGTATGTGGACATGAAGGCTTTGAAGAATGCCGGTTCACCGCTCGCGCTGGTCGAAGCGCGCGGTGAAACCTTTGCCGACTTCGTGGCCTTCATCACCTCGACGCCGAGCCAGGGTGTCACCGGCACCAAGACCGACGAATTGAGCGGTCTGGAGTTCTGGGATGCGGAGCCAAAGGACATCGAATGCCCGATCTGGAAGCTCTGGGCGGAAGGTACGCGGCGTCACTTCGTCTGGAAGTGCAAAAGCTGCCACGAATATTTCGTGCCGCGCTTCAAGAACCTGCACTGGCCGCCGAAGGCGACACCGCAACAGGCGCTCCGCACCGCCTACGTTCAATGCCCGAACTGTGTGGACGGCAAACACTATGAAGCCGACAAGGAGAAGCTGAACGCCACCGGGCTCTATGTCGCGCCTGGTCAGTGGATCGAGAACGGCGTGGTGATGGGCGAGCCGCCCGAAAGCAGCACCGACAGCTATTGGGCGTCCGGTCTGTGCTCGCCGTTCAAGACTTTCGGCGAGCGCGCCGAGCGCTTCCTGACCGCAGCGCGCTCGGGCGACATGGACGAAATGCGCGCCGCGATCAACTCGGCCTTCGGCGAAATGTGGGTGCCGAAAGGTGGCGAGCTTCCCGAGGTGGGTGAGGTGGTCGCGCACAAGCTCGAATACCGGATGGGCGAGGGCGGCGACTATGCCGTGTCCGACGTGCCCGCCGGAGTGGTCGCGCTCACCGCCGGCGTTGACGTGCAAAAGAACCGCCTGATCGTGGTGGTGCGAGGCTGGGGTCCAGGCGGAGAGTCCTGGCTGATCTGGCAGGGCGAACTCTGGGGCCGGAGCGATGACAAGGAGGCTCTGCTTTCGGGCGGCGGCACCGATCGCATGGAGGTCTGGCAGGATCTAACAGAACTTCTCCAGACGCCCATCGGCCCGAACCGCATGGTGGTGGCGGTCGCTATCATCGACTCCGGCTTTCGCCCGAACAAAAAAGACGCCGGCGACCAGAACATCATCTACGAATATTGCTTGCAGAACGCCCATTTCGCTCGCGCCGGCAAAGGCTTTGCCACGCTGCGCGCGCCCATCATGCTCTCCAAGCTGGAGGTCACACCACGCGGGCGCGTCGCGCCATATTCCATCGAGCTCGTCCGCATCAACTCCGACTTCGCGAAGTCGTGGGTGCATAGCAAAATTCGCTGGCCGGTCGATCAACCTGGTGCGTGGCATCTGCCCGCCAACGTGACGGACGATTACATCGCCCAGATCCTTTCGGAGTCCCGGATCGTGAAGCCGTCCGGGCAGGTAACGTGGATTCAAACCTCGGTCGATAACCACTACCTCGACTGCGAGGCTATGGCCTTCGCGGCCGGCTATCGTATAAACGTCCATCGAATCCCGCGAGATCGTGAACCGCCGCCGAGGGCGCCGGCCGGTGGAGAGGGCGGGCAGGAGACGCCGGTGACACCCACAACCAACGCCGATCCGGGTGGCAAGCTGGTGAGCAGGCCGGCCAATAGATCGCAGTCAAGCTTTCTGGGGAGACGCCGCTAATGGCTTGGACACAGGCAGACGTTGACAACCTCAAGAAGCTCATCGCCACCGGCGCCTCTCGCATCAAGGTCAACGAGCGCGACACCACCATGCGGACGCTCGCCGAGGCCAAGGAGATTCTTTCGATGATGGAGAGCGAGGTCAGCCCGACCACCGACTCCACCACGAAGGCTTATCGCTTCCGCACCAGCAAGGGGTTCTGACATGGCGCGCGTAGCGGGGATGTTGAACGCGCGGGATCACGATGCGGTGGCGACCGCCGTTCGCGCCAAGATGCACGTCGGGCTCGGCGCCATCGAGGCGCCCTATCAGGCCGGGTCCATCAAGGGTCCGCGCGGCTCGGTATGGCGTCCCGGCTCGGCCGGCCCCAACACCGTGCTCGGCACCAATCTCAACGTGCTGCGGATGCGCTCGCGCGACAAGGTGCGCAACGATGGTCGCGCCGACACCATCATCCAATCGCTCATTACCAACCTCATCGGCACCGGCATTCGCCCGCAGTTCCAGACGAAGGACACCGATCTTAACAAGGATCTGGCGCGGCGGTTCTCTATCTGGAATTTTGAGGCGGACGCTGCGGGTGAGGTCGATTGGTATGGGCTCCAGGCGCAAATGCTGGGCTCTGCGCTCGAGGGCGGCGATTGCTTCGGGCGCTTTCGCACGCGCCGGCCCGACGATGATATGACCGTGCCGCTGCAAATTCAGGGCATGGAGGGCGAGTTCTGCCCCTACGAACTGAACCGGGGCGTCAACGGCGCCGGGTATATTCGCCAAGGCGTGGAGTTCGGGCCTATCGGCAATCGCGTGGCCTATTGGCTCTATCCCACACATCCGAACGACATGATGTTCCGGGGCTTCTCCTCGGTCATGTCAACGCTGTTGCCTGCGCGGGTGCCCGCCGAGCAAATCATGCACATCAAAATGCCGCGGCGCCTGGGCGCGATCCGCGGCGAGCCGTGGCTGGTCCGCGCGCTCATCACCTTGCTCGACCTCGATGAGTACGATGATGCGCAGATGGTGCGCCAGAAAATCTCGGCGATGTTCGCGGGCTTCGTCTACAAGGAAACGCCAGAGAGCCCATTCCCCGGACTCGCGCCTACGGGCTTGCGGTTGCCCGACGATGTGGGCGTTGAATTTCCCTCACTGGAACCTGGGACGGTACAGCGGCTCGGCTTCAACGAGAAAATC